CACCGCTCGTACTCAGAACGAAACTTACTGGCAAAGCTACACAGAAATTATTGACGAAAAGCTGCGTTACCCCAACAGCGCACTGGCGTATCTGCGTTTTGATGCTCGCCAGTTCAGCAACATTCCAACCCGGAAATATCTGCTGCGTGGCATCAAAGTTCAGCTTCCATCTAACGCCACTGTTGACACCACAACTTATTTAGGACGTGTCACGTATTCCGGCGTTTGGGATGGAACGTTTGGTGCAGCTACCTGGTGCAATGACCCGGCTTGGTGCTTGTGGGATTTGCTTACCAATACCCGCTATGGCGCATCCGTGCCTGCCAGCAGCCTGGATCGGTACGACTTCTACTCAATCAGTCAGTATTGCAATGCGCTTGTTAGCAACGGCAAAGGAGGGCAAGAGCCACGGTTTAGCTGCAACCTGCTGCTAAATAGCCGCGACGATGTTTACAACGTCATCCAAGAGATGACCAGCCTTTTCCGAGGCATCGCGTATTACGGCGCTGGTGCGCTGGTACTGCAGCAAGACAAACCGACAGATTCTCAATATCTGCTGGGACCAAGCAATGTTGTTGACGGCATTTTCACGTATAGCGGCACATCACAGAAGGCTCGCCACACTACCGCCACCGTTGCATACCAGACCTACGAATCCAAGGGCGAAGTTCAATACGAATATGTGGAGGATTCAGACGCTGTAGCCAAATACGGCATTTTGAACAAGGACATTAAGTTGCTGGGTTGTTACAGCCAAGGTCAGGCGCATCGGGCTGGTAAGTGGGCACTTCTTAGCGAACAAAACCTTACTGAAACCGTTACGTTCTCTGTTTCGATTGATAGCGGCGTCATCCTCAGACCTGGGATGGTGATTGACGTTGCTGACCCACTCAAGGCTGCAACACGCCGCAGCGGCAGGGTCAAATCTGCAACGACCACCAGCATCACAACTGATAGCAGCGCCAATCTTTCGGTCAACCTCTCCAATAGCCCCACGGTTTCTGTACTGATGCCAACTGGCTTGGTGGAAACCAGGATCATCAGTGCAATCACCTACGCAACCAATGATGCACGCATTGACGTAGCAACCGCATTTAGCGAAGCCCCGAACTCTAATTCGGTGTGGTTAATCCAAACGAGCGATATTCAATCCCAACAGTTCCGCGTTTTGAATGTTGCTGATGCAGGCGATGGAATCTACGGCGTAACTGCCTTGGCGTATAACGCCACGATTTACGACGCGATTGAATCCAACATCAAGCTGACCGACCGTGACATCACCAACACGCTGGATCCCCCAGCATCCGTCACGGGTATCACGGGCACAGAATTTCTGTACCAGGACGGCCAAAGTATTTTTTCTGGCTTCAACCTGAGCTGGGTCGCCCCACCAGAACGTGCCACGTCCTACACAATCCAGTACCGCATTGATAACGACAACTGGACGCTGGTTACAACAGCATCACCCAATATCACTATTCGTCAGACGCGAGCCGGAACGCTTGCTGTTCAAATCCGTGCATTAAACAGTGTCGGTAAGGCCAGCCCGATTGCCACTGATTCCTTCGAGATTCTCGGCAAAACTGCTGTTCCTGGTGATGTTCAGAATCTGACGTTTGAAGCAATCAGCGCCAACTCCGGTCGCTTGCGCTGGAACCAGACCGTTGATCTTGACGTAAAGGTTGGCGGCAAGGTTTACATCCGCCATAGCAACCTGACTGATGGCACGGGCACCTGGAGCAACAGCGTTGACCTGATTGAGGCGAAATCCGGCAGTGCCACGGAGGCTGTTGTGCCTTTGGTGGAAGGCGAGATTCTCGTCAAATTTGCTGATGACGGCGGCAGGCTAAGCGTCAATGAAGCCAGCGTGATCATTGATCTGCCCGATGCACTGGATCCACTGCTGATTCAAGATCGCCGGGAGGATCAGGACGCTCCGCCGTTCCAAGGCAATCGCGTTGATGTGTTTTACAGCGATGAGTTTGATGCGCTGACCCTTGACGGTGATGACGACTTGGATGACATTGCCGATGTCGATGCGATTCCTTCATTCGATACCCTCGGCAATATCCTGTCTTCAGGCACATATAGCTTTGCCAACACGCTGGATCTGGGCAATGTCTTTGCCTTGGACCTTTCGCGTTACTTTGTCACTCGCGGCTATTTCCCAAGCGACCTGATCGACAGCCGCAACGAACTTGTCGATACCTGGGATGACTGGGACGGCAGCACGATTGATCAAGTCAACGCCGCATTGCAACTGCGCCGCACCAACGATGATCCAAGCGGAACACCGACCTGGAGCGATTGGCAGAGCTTTGTGAATGGCACGTTCAACGGACGCGGCTTCCAATTCCGCACGCAACTCACCAGTAACGACACAGCGCAGAACATCCTGATCGATGAACTGGGCTATCAAGCCAGGTTGCAACGCCGAGTGGAGCAGCCCACCACGCCTGTCACCAGCACAGCCGGAGCAACTGCCGTGACCTTTACCCACCCCTATTTCACGGGTACTGCAACGTTGGGTGGAGTGAACGCCTACCTGCCTAGCATCGGGATTACTGCCCAGAACATGCAGAACGGCGACTACTTCACTGTTACAGGCGTAAGCGGCAGTGGCTTTACGGTGACGTTCTTCAACGCCTCTGATACGGCGGTCTCTCGGAACTTTGTGTGGACTGCTGTTGGATATGGACGCGGCGGTTAAAGTGGAACTATTGAAAAGTCCCTGAGCTGTGGCACAGCACGATTACGTCATAGCCAACGGCACAGGATCGGCCGTTCGCTCCGACCTCAACGGTGTATTAGGCGCGATCTCGACCAATAACAGTGGTGCCACCGAACCGGCTACCACGTATGCGTATCAGTGGTGGGCAGACGAAACGACGGGTCTGCTAAAAATCCGCAATGCAGCAAACAGTGCTTTCGTCACTGTTGGAACGCTTGCTAGCGCCAACTTGGGTTTGCTGAGTGGTGCTACTGCTGCAAGCACTTATTTGGCACTGGCTGGGGGCACAGTCACCGGCAACCTTGAAATTGGCACTGCTGGTTCGCTGACGTTTGAAGGCAGCACAGCAGATGGCTTTGAAACCACGCTGGCAGTCACCGACCCCACGGCTGACCGGACGGTTACTTTCCCGGATGCCACTGGCACGGTGCCGCTGCTGAGCTTGGCGCAGAGCTTCAGTGCAGCACAACGCGGCGCAATCACTGCATTGACCGATGGTGCCACCATCACCCCGGATTTTGCACTGGCGAACAATTACAGCGTGACCTTGGGCGGCAACCGCACGCTGGCAAATCCAACCAACATCACTGCCGGACAAAGCGGTGCGATCTTCATTTCACAGGATGGCACCGGCAGCCGGACCCTTGCGTTTGGAACTTACTGGGATTTTCCTACTGGTACGGCGCCAACGTTGACGACAACTGCCAACGCGGTGGATCTGCTGGTTTATACGGTGCGGACTACGACTAGCATCCAAGCACAACTGATCGCAAACTTCAGCTAATGGGCGTCCCCGGATCTGCCAACTTAATGCTGTTTGGCGGCGCACAGGCGTACGAGATCGACCAGAGCTTGCGGTTCAACTCGGCGGATTCGGCGTACCTCAATCGGACTCCGGCGAGTGCGGGGAACAGGCGCACCTATACCATTTCAATGTGGGTTAAGCGGGGAAAACTCGGACAAAGTTCCCGTCTGTTTGGATCTTATACAGGTCCTAATTCTTATTTTGAGGCGTTTTTTACTAGCTCAGACACACTGCAGTGGTATTACTGGAACGGAACAGGATATAGTTACAACAGAAACAGCACTCAGGTCTTCCGAGATGCGAGTGCTTGGTATCACCTTGTTTTTGTATTCAATAGCCCCTCCGGGACTGCTTCACAGCGGATGCGGATTTATGTAAACAATCAAGAGATAACATCTTTTTCTGCTTCAACGGATCCTAGCTCTAACTTTGATTGTTTATGGAACAGCACCTCTAACAATGTGATCGGTGATTTGCTTTATGTAGGATCGCCGGGTTACGGCTTCGATGGCTACATGGCGGAGATTCACGCTATCGACGGCTCTGTCCTTGACCCATCATCCTTCGGTGAAACCGACCCCGACACCGGCGCCTGGATTCCGAAGCGTTACGCAGGATCCTACGGCACCAACGGCTTCTATCTGACGTTCGCGGATAATAGCAACACCACAGCCACCACGCTTGGCAAAGATTACAGCGGCAACGGCAACAACTGGACGCCCAATGCCTTCAGCGTCACTGCTGGTGCAGGCAATGATGTCCTGAGCGACACGCCGACGACGAACTGGTGTACGTTGAATCCGATTATCGCTAATACAGGTTATTTAATTCCAGCAACGAATGGAAATCTAGAGGTTTCTGTTGCAGCCGGTTCAAACCTTTTTGTAGGTGCCGCTGGGACACAAGCAATTACTGCGGGCAAGTTTTATTGGGAAATCACTCCTACAGCCATCTCCACCTCAGCAGGAACTTGGATGGAGGTGGGAATTATTCAAACACTGGCCATATACCCAAATGCAACAAGCATAGGCGCCTTTAACGGCGGCTTTGCATATACAAATAATGCGTACAAGGCCAGAAGCGGCTCCTATTCCGCTTATGGTGCAACGTGGACAACCAATGATGTTATTGGCGTTGCTCTCGATGCAGACAGCGGATCGATTACTTTTTATAAGAATGGTGTTTCGCAGGGTGCAGCTTACACGGATCTCTTAAACTACAACCTGCCTGCTGGATACTATCCTGCTATTGCCATTTATCGAAACACAGGGACAACACAATCTGCTGTATTTAACTTCGGCCAACGCGCCTTTGCGTACACCCCACCGACCGGCTACAAGGCACTGAACACCGCCAACCTGCCCGAGCCGTCGATTAAGAAGCCGAGCAGTTACATGGACGTGGTTGCGTATTCCGGCGCCGCATCAAATCAAAGCATTACGTTGCTCGGGTTTCAACCTGATTTTCTGTGGATTAAACGAAGGAACTCCACTAACAGCCACGTCCTTCAAGATGCAGTGCGAGGTGCCGGTAAGACTTTATTTTCCAATGCAACTAATGCTGAATCCGGCAATACCTCAGATCTTATTTCTTCTTTTGATGCAAACGGTTTTACTGTCAATGACACCTACTTAGGTGGATCGGGCGGCGGGGCAACCAACGCCAGCGGAGGCACCTACGCCGCATGGTGCTGGGACGCAGGCGGAGCTGGCTCAAGCAACAACGCAGGCACCATCACCAGCACGGTCAGCGCCAACCCCTCCGCTGGGTTCTCGATTGTTACCTATACGGGGAACGGCACAAATGGCGCAACGGTTGGGCATGATCTAGGTGTTAAACCGGACATGGTAATTATTAAAAAACGAGTCAATAATACTGCAACTAATACAGGAACCTGGATCGTACAGCACAAACAAACTACCGCCGGGGTCAATGCTAACGCAAGCACATTTACTTTGACAAGCTATACAAATGGTGCGTTATATCTCAATCTTACAAATGCATTGTCATCATATGGTTTTGATAATCAAGTAAACGGTAATACCGACACTTTTGTCGCCTACTGCTTCTCCGAAGTCGCGGGTTACAGCAAGTTCGGCAGCTACACCGGCAATGGTTCCAGCGATGGTCCGTTTGTGCATACAGGGTTTAAAATTAGGTTCTTGTTACTTAAGAAGGCAACCACTGGAGTAGCGAACGGGAACTGGTACCTCTTGGATGCAACAAGAAATGAATACAATCCCGTCGATAAGTACATCTTACCAAACAGTAGTGCCGCTGAAGGAACAACAACCGCTCACATAGATTTCTTGTCTAATGGATTCAAGGTGAGAACCACAAACACTGATTACAACGAATCCGGTCAGACGTACATCTTCGCCGCCTTTGCCGAAATGAGTTTCGGTGGTCAAAATGTACCCCCTGCAACAGCGCGATGAATTACAAGCACGGACTTAAAAATCACCCACTGTATATAACGTGGAAGTCTATGAAGGCACGTTGCTATAACCAGAGTTCTACTAATTACGAACGATACGGTGCCCGAGGTATTACAGTTTGCGATGAATGGCGCAATGATTTTGCAGCTTTTTTGCGAGACATGGGAGAAAAACCATCGCCAAAACATTCCCTAGAGCGAAAAAATAATGCTGGTCCTTACTCGCCTGATAACTGCTGCTGGGCTACAGCATCTGAACAGGTAAAAAATCGAAGAGCTTATGTAATGCCAAACAAGCAAGGCGAAAAACATCCTATGGCGAAATTATCCGACGAGGATGCTGAAATGATCAGAGCACTTGGCGGCGTACTTAAAAGACGTGAAATTGCCAAAATGTTCTCAATAAGTGTGACTACGGTTGGCGACATTATTCAAGGCCGTCGCCGTACTCACCCAGCCAACGCCCGCTGACCTATGAAACGGGCATCCACCACCGCTACGATCTAGCCATGGGATTCGAACTTAACGGTCAGCCGCTGGCAGTAGACCGCCCCTTCACCGACGC